GCAAGTATTCCCTTTCTACAAAGCTGGTCGTAAAAAAGACAGACAATCATCGGGGATTGACTGGACTACGTTGTTCAGTATTTTGGACAAAGTAAGGCAAGAGTTGATAGATGTGTTCCCTTACAAGACCATTAATGTGGAAGGCGCTGAGGCAGACGATATCATTGGTACAATCGCCATGAACATGACGGACGAGCCGATATTAATTGTGTCAAGTGATAAAGATTTCATTCAACTACATACTAATCGTAATGTTAAACAATACAGTCCTTTGATGAAGAAATTAATACGTCATGAGAATCCAGATATATATTTGAAAGAGCACATTATAAAAGGTGATAGAGGAGATGGTATACCCAATATTAACTCACCAGATGGTGTTTTTGTTGATGGTGGCCGTCAGAAGCCTGTGAAAAAACAGTTAATCGACTCGTTGAAAGATTTGGATATCGATTATGTTCCTCAGTATATGACGTTGACAGACGATGAGCTTAAACGAAATTGGATGCGAAATAGACAGCTGATAGATCTTTCTATGATACCAAATGATATTCAAAGTGCAGTAATGGATACATACAATAACTATAAGACCAACGATAGAAGTAAATTATTGAACTTTTTTATAGAAAAGAGACTTAACAACTTAATGTCAAACATAGGTGAATTTTAATGAATCTTAGTGTTTATGAAATGCTAGAAAGTGTAGAAAAACAAGATACCAAGCAGAAAAAAATCGACATGCTTCGAAGCTATTCCAATGTGCAGGCATTGATGACTGTTCTTGAACTTGCGTTGGATGAGGGATGGGTGTGGTTGTTGCCAGAAACTAATCCTCCATACAACCCAACTCCTAGAGAAGCAGACGTACAGCAAGTTCTTAAGGCTGATTACAGACGCCTGCAATACTTGGTCAACACGCCTGAAGGACTGCAAGTTAAGCCGATGCGCAGAGAAATGATGTTTATTGAGATGCTTGAATCTGTCGATCCCAGTGATGCTAAACTACTTGTCGCTGCTAAAAACAAAAAGTTACCTTTCAAATCGATAACTAAAAAACTTGTTATGGAAACATTTCCGGAAGGAACTGAAGGCTGGAAGTAATGAGCACTGCATTTATTATTGGTAACGGTTTGTCCAGACAAGGGTTCGATCTCAATCAACTTAGACCATATGGTAAAATATATGGTTGTAATGCTTTGTATAGAGATTTCGAACCCGATTACTTAATTGCAATTGACGAGGAAATTACAAAGGAAATTCGAGCCAGTAATTTTCCCAAAGAAAAATTTATAATCCCTTCATTCGAAGAGCAATTTGAACATCCCGAGTTCAATCCTTTCACCCGTTTGAGATCCAATGCTGGAATGAATGCTATGATTGAGGCATTGCGCCATGGTCACCGAGAACTCATTTGTATTGGATTCGATTTCATTATACAGAATGATATCGCTGTTTCAAACATATACGAAGGAACGAATGCGTACGGGTTGAAAACAAAAACATCATTGGAAGATGGTATAAGGAGATCTTTGTACATAAACTGGTTTGCGAAAAAAAATAACGTAGCTCAGTTTAAACTAATCTTGCCTCGGATTGACAATCTCAGAGTTCATCCTCTTTCTTCTACAAATATACGTGGAATGTTCCTTGATGAACTTCTCGCATACCTAAATACTCGGGCATAAGGAGAAATATGCCAACATACACATTCAAAGACACCACCACTGAAGAGATCTGGGACGAGATCTGTTCGTATGCCGATCGAGAAGCCTTTCTCGCTGAAAACCCTCATGTTACAACTCTCATTACTAAAGCGCCCAGCTTAGTTAGTACACGCTATACTAGTGGTCCTAAAAACGATGGTGGCTGGGATGAAACTCTATCCCGAATTGCTGAAGCCCATCCAGCCAGTAATTTAGCAGACCGTTACGGCTCAAAATCTATAGCTGCATCCGGAACAAGAAATGCAGTTAAAAAATGGAGAGAACAAACAAAAAACAACTAGGAGTGCATCAATGAATAATCTCGCTGTCGATTATATTGAAGATTTATATAACACTCGGAATGATAAAGATATACTGAAATTCAACAGAAGATCCAAGAGGAAAACTCAGATAAAACAAAAACAAAGTCTCCAGTTACAAAATGTTACACCGATGACAGCAAATCAAAAAAGAGTTTTTGCTCTTTATGACAAAGGTGAAAATGTATTGTTACACGGTGTTGCTGGTACAGGTAAGACATTTCTTTCAATGTACCTTGCACTCGATGATGTTATGAATGGTACTGACAACAAAGATAGAGTGGTAATCATACGCTCTGCTGTACCATCCAGAGACATGGGATTTCTTCCAGGTAAGGAAGCTGAGAAAACTGCTGTATATGAGCAACCCTATAATGACATTTGTTCCGAGATAATGAACAGAGGCGATGGGTACAGTATACTGAAAACTAAAGGGATGATTGAATTTATATCGACATCTTACATAAGGGGAACAACAATCGACAATGCAGTTGTTATTGTTGACGAGTTTCAAAATATGACAGACAGCGAACTAAATACAATAATGACACGAATTGGTACTAACACTCGTGTTTTAATATGTGGGGACTTTAGACAAACCGATCTAACAAAATCATGGGACTGCTCGGGAGCTCAGACGTTGATTGCATTGTGGGGTAAAATAGGACACAAGGCTTCGAAAGTTGAATTTGGTATTGAAGATATAGTTAGAAGTGGTTTTGTAAAACAATGGATCGAAGCAAGAATTGAGATGGGACTAATTTAATTATAAATAGTTCGCTCGTTAAACTTGATATAATTCAAAATTGGAGGTATTAATGTATATAAGAATAACAGATAAGAAAAACGTAGTGCAGACATTCTCGTATGCTGATGAGTTAACTATCAACGGAAGGATGATAACCAGCGAGGAAATTGCCCGCGAAGAAATTGATAGAATACTTTCTGTACGAAACGATGGTGCCAAAATATGGCACCACTGTCCTTTGTTCTTTAGAACAGGTACGACAATGGTAGCAATGGATGCACGTGAGGTGGTCAGCTATGAGATTGTAGCAGAAATATAATTTCGACAAATCGATTGATGGACCTGCTTTGATTCAAAAGATGAATCAACAAACTGTTGACTTTTTCATAGGGACAGTGTATAATACGCTATATTATAACAGATAAGACAAATTATGACATTTATTCACGCTAGACCGTATGAAATATCGAAGCTTAAAAGAGTAGAGGAGGGGGGTAAAAGGTATTACCTCACTCCTTCTGGCAACAAATACCCTTCCGTCACTACTGTCTCCGGCATATTTGCAAAAGAAGGGATTGTTGACTGGAGAAAGGCAGTAGGCGAAGAGGAAGCAACAAAGATAACAACGCAAGCTGCAGTAAGAGGTACCGCTGTACACAAGCTGTGCGAAGATTATATCAACAACGATGCTAACTATCTAACAGGACACATGCCTGTAAACATCGAATCGTTTAACAACATAAAGCCTCTTTTAGACCAGTCTATCAGCAATGTGGTAATGCAGGAATGTCCTCTGTATTCTGATTACCTTCGAGTAGCAGGAACAGTAGACTGCATTGCTGAGTGGAATGGACGACTTTCGATTATAGATTTCAAAACTTCTCGCAAAGTAAAAAAGAGAGATTGGATTGAAAACTACTTCATGCAAGAAGCAGCATATGCTGTTATGTTTGAAGAACGAACTGGGAAAAAGGTCAGTCAGCTTGTTACTGTAATTGCTGTTGACAACGAAGAGCCCCAGGTGTTCATTGAACATAGAGACGAGTGGATATGGAAATTTATAGATGCAAGATCGGAATTTGAAAGAAGGTATGGCATCTAACGTTGCAGATAGTTATATAATCTGCCCCTTTCAAACCCCTCAGGGACATCATGAAAGCATCTTCTTTCTTCGCCACTTTGGCGATTGTGAATCCAGAACCAACCACCCTTGTTACAATTGTTAATTGATTTAAGTTTTCTCGTTTGTTCTGAATCTTTGTAGTTAGACTTGCCATGAACGTGGTACTTGTAATAAAACTTTAATTTTTCTGACTTCGACCTACGCACATGTTTAGAATCTACAACACCATACCTACCATTCCTTTCCCCAGACACAGCTTCGGATATCTTTTTTCTCACATATTCGGACGGCGGTCCTCTTCTAAACTTTCTTTTTATTATCCCAGTAAGTTTTCTCTTATTGACTTCGTCAGCACAATAGTTGACAAGTTCGCATCTATATATTCTCATATACATAGTAGAACGAGCAATAAGAGATTCAAGCGATCCGTTGGTGTCAAGGATCTCGATACCCCGTCCAGTTTTACTGAAAGACGTGATTTCCACTTGTTTCTCTTGCTTATTGTAGTAAAGATAATACATGAAAGTACGACTCATTGATTTCTATCATATATTTATCTGTTGACCTTTTGGTAATAATCCAGTATAATACGCCATCAATTAGAGGAATATACCATTGAATATCACATATACGAATAGAGTAGCACTAAAATGGCGGGAGTTGATTACTGAGGCTGCCCATTTCTATGCTGACAAGCTAGGGATTGATCCACAGCTGCAGGACAAACTGACCCTATCGATCTTTGTAAGAAAGGGAGAAGATAGAGGAGCATGTCTTACTAAATGCTACCCTATGAAGACCCCTACTGATTTTGATATAGAATTGGATCCCAGTGAGGAAACCTGTATACTGCAAACGCTAGCACATGAGATGGTACATGTCAAACAATTTGCAACTGGCGAGCTCAGATTGCTTAACAAAGGTAGAGCTGCAAAATGGAACAATGTACCCTGGAAAAGTAAGCAGGATAAAATGGATTCGTATTACGATTCACCATGGGAGATAGAAGCGTTTGGTCGAGAAGTTGGATTATATCTAAGGTTTGTAGGTCAGTATGAAGGCGATATGTTAAATGAATGAAGACGTGTATAAATTTCTAAAGAACCTGTTGGATCCTGATATGTTTGGAATGGTCGTTAGTGCCGAGGTACGTGATCAGGCTCGTATACTGTTGGGTATGAAAAAGGTTGAAACGGTAAAGGATTTGTCGGATAATGATCTGTATACAAAAAAAGATCGATGATGTTCAACGCTCGTTAGCAGCATCAAAGATAAACTGGACAATGGTTGAGAAGTGGCGAAAACAGTTAAATTATAAATCCAATGAGGATATGTTAATTGACTGGATGTTTGATAAGCAGGAAGTTTATAGAAGAGGATTGATTCGAAAACCCAATCCTTTTCACAAACATATCAGAAACTCACTAGATAATATGGAGAATCTAGGTGTGTCCAGCATGGACATGGTAATTGATCAAGGATTGATGTTAACTAAAGAACAGATAGCAGAGTATAAAGAGGCAATAGAAGATTACAATAATGAGTAGACATCTTAACAGCAATACTTTTGGTAATGAATATGAAGAAATATATACACGTGAATCAACAGAAAATTCGGTCAAATTTGAAGCACGGAACTCACGAGCCAGTCCTAACGGTAAAGGAGGGAAAAAAGAATACATACGGGCACTCCGTAAGAATAAACGGACCCAGCGAGGTGATTTATGGGGGTAACGATAAACCGTTACTTTCATGTGGAGCTCGTGTTGTTATTGTAACAGAAGCAGAGATTGAAATATACAATGATACCGCCCCATCACTATCCTAACAACGCACGTGTTCATCGACTGGTATCAATGTTAAACATAAACGAGCTTTACACAGAACTTAAACCAAGTACTGTGTGTCCAGGTGTAGGCGTGTTTGCAATAAAAGACATTGCAGAGGGAACTGATGTGTTTTTTAACAGCAGAAAGGATACCTTCTACAGTTGGAAGTTAGTTAGCGACAGTGCTGTAGCAGAGTTGATTGCTAAGCTATGCCATGTCAACAGTGATGGGTTCTACATCTCCGACCATCCGGTCAATCTAGGAATGAGTTACTACGTTAACCATAGCCTTACTCCCAACGTCATATTCGACGAAATCAAAGATACATATTTCACATTAACAGACATTGCTAAAGGCGAAGAGCTTTTGGCATGTTATAAACAGGAAGAACAAGATTGGCTTATCTAAACCATAGTGTCCCTTGTGTCACAGCATATATCCGAAACGAGTTTTTATTTAACCACAAGCAAGGACATGGTCAGTATACGCCATGTGACATCCATACTGTTGCATCAATGGAGAAGAAAGTACCATTGTTTGAAGCATTTCTTGAAAACGGTGTCAACTGGACACGTAGACCGATCACAGCATTCTGCTGGAAGAAAGGTGCACCTAAGTACGATCTAAATATTCACATGTACTGGGATTGTTTCAGTCCATATATTGATGTTCAGGTACGTGCTCGCTTGGCTAACTTGAGAGCAAAACTTCTTGACTGGAAGGGCAATATCCATTATGGTACCTATCTGTATACGTTGGATTGGTCGTGGGAGAACAAAGCGGGTAACACAAATACCAATTTCTCCGAGACTCCTGAGCACAAGTGTGGCCATGTGTTTAAAATGGACTGTGGTAACTTTTTCTGTTATCCGAACAACCGAGTTGTGTGGCACGATGATGCGTGGGTTCATGATCCTATTCAGAAAAACCCTGGCTACCTAATTGACACCAATGAATACTCTGTAGAGAACACTCGGGTGACATTTACAGATAACAGTTACATGACAGAGTTTAACAAATCGGAATCGAATGATATTTAACAATGAAGATTAAAATTGAGATAGAGATCGACACCGAAGAAGATAGAGATGAGATTGTCGATATCATCAAGTTCATTAAAGATATAATTGTAAGTAAGGGAACTGCGCTCAATAAAGAAGAAAAACTTTGAAATCATACTACATACGGTACAACACCCAGCACGGTGAAAGTGGTTTGGTTTGGCGTGTGTTCGAGAACGGCGTTGAGCACTTGGTAAAACAAGTTGATATACGTGTTCCCGTGTACGGAGAAAAAACAATTGAATGTGGCATAGCCAAATGGAATATTGCCTGTAAGGGATGTATGCGGATTATAGATCAAGTTGCAATCATAGAATGAAACGGAACGTTGAGTGATGTTGAAGAAAAACTACGCAAGTCTGAGTCAACTTCTCAGGGAGTTGGAACAAGATCCAAACATAGAAATAGTTAGCTTCTCGGGATTTGATTTGATTGTCAAGAAAGAAGGGAAGAAGATACGGTATGGATTATGCGATGAAGTTGTATCAGAAAGATTAATTCAATAGGAAACAAATTGTGGATCAGTATCATCAGTTGCTGGAAGACATAAAAGAAAACGGCGAGCAGAGGATAGACAGGACAGGTGTTGGAACAAAATCTCTTTTTGGAAGGCAACTGCGTTTTGATTTGAGTAAATCATTTCCTGCTATCACCACAAAGAAACTTATGTGGCAGTCTGTCGTAGGTGAGTTGCTCTGGTTCCTGGAAGGTTCTTCTGATGAACGAAGACTGTGTGAGATTACGCATGGAACTAGGGATCCTGCGCAGAAGACGATCTGGTCGGACAACGCCAACTCTCCTTATTGGAAACCAAACGCCCAGTTCGAAGGTGACCTGGGAAGGGTGTATGGCGTTCAGTGGAGGGAGTGGGAAACGAATCGAAGAAAGTGGATCACATCTGATTATTCTGAATCACTGAGAGTAGACCAGATCAAGCCTCTGATAGAGAACATAAAGAACAACCCATTTAGTCGGCGGCACATTATATCTGCATGGAACGTTGCGGACCTTGAGAACATGGCGTTGCCACCGTGCCATGTGATGTATCAATTTTATGTGGGTTCTGATAACACTCTTAGTTGTCATATGTATCAGCGATCGGTTGATGTATTCTTGGGTCTACCATTCAACATTGCTTCATACGCTCTTCTAACGCATCTTGTTGCACATTGTACCGGCCTTGGTGTTAAGGATCTAATCATTAGCACAGGTGATACTCATATATACAACAATCACATCGATCAAGTCAATGAGCAGCTTTCGAGAGTATCATTACAACAACCGCAGCTATGGTTGAACCCTTCGGTAACAGACATAGATAAGTTTGGAGTAGATGATATTAAGTTGATAAACTATTATTATCATTCCCCTATCAAAGCAAAGATGGCAGTGTGACAATGAGACTACATCTAATGAGTAATTCGAGAAAGGAGATGAGTGACTATGTTGTGGAGGACAGTCACACAGCTTCCTTGTTAGATGATTGGTTCAACGAACAGTTTCCCAATAACGAGAATAACAACAATGAAAGTAGAGAGCACAGTACACATAGTACCGACAACGCCGCCACCGCCAAGCACAACCCAGAAAGTCCTGATCGAGGACTCGGTTCAACGAAGGATTAGTGATAACGTGGTTAATGAGGTGTTGTATTTGTATGACTCCAAAGGTCAATTGCTTCTATCGTCTGTTCACAAACTTAACGAGTTAGTATGATGAATCTCAAAGACTTGGTGACTATTGTTGTTCCCTGTAAGAATGAAGAGCTTTACATAGGCCATCTTCTTTATTCCCTAAGAAGGCAACAAGGTATACTTGGGGTCAGAATTATCATAGCCGATAAGTCCAGTGACAATACATTGGAAGTAATACAAAAGTGCAAGGGATCGTTGAATGTGGAGATATGTGAAGGTGGCCCTGTGTCGGAAGCAAAGAACAACGGGGCATCGTTGGTAACAACAAAGTATTTGTTATTCATCGATAGTGATGTTAGATTCTTTTCTGAGACTGTTATAATCGATACTGTTAAGATGCTGGAAGAAAAGCAATTAGATCTGATAGGATTGAACATCAGATGTTACGATGGGAATGTTCTGACGCAAGCAGGTTTCGTAGTATTCAATTTCATTAATGCAATCCTTTCGAAGTTCTCTCCTTTTGCGGTTGGCGCTTATATGCTGACGCGAACAAGTAAGTTTAGAGAGCTAGGAGGATTTCCAAACAAGTACGTCACATCAGAAGACTTCCATCTATCAAGAATGTATAGCGCTGATAAGTTTGCTATTGCCAATCATTACTTTGGGCAGGACAGTAGAAGATTCAGGAAGATGGGATACTTTGGCATGACTTGGTATTTGATAAAAAACTTTATTAACAGAAATAATGAATCTTATTGGAAGAACTTAGATGGAAACAAATACTGGTTATAAATCAGTTTTTATATCAGACTTACACTTGGGTTCTAAACACTGCAACTCTGAAAAGCTTTTGTCTTTTTTATCAAACCTACAAACAGAAAAATTATACTTAGTAGGAGATATAATAGACGGTTGGAGATTACAAAAAAAGTGGCATTGGCCTAATAAACATAACATAATACTAAAAAAACTTATTAAATTATCTAAAACAACTGAAGTTATATACGTTACCGGTAACCATGACGAATTTCTTAGATCATTCCCTAATGTACTAATAGGTAATATACCAATATGTAATAGAATTGATCATATCGGTATTGATGGTAAACGATACTTAGTTACTCATGGTGATATGTTTGATCATCTAATGAGAACCCGCAGTGGTAGATTTGCAATGCACCTGGGCGATATTGCGTATGACTCTCTAATCAATTTAAATAGATTGATAAACAATATAAGAAAAATATTTAACAGAGAACCTTGGAGTTTAGCTAAATTTTTAAAAAAGAAAGCAAAAGCGGCTGTAAATTATATTGGGGAATTTGAAAAAGAGATATCTGGGTATTGTAAGAAGAAAGGATATGATGGAATTATAGTAGGTCACATTCACCATGCTACCATCAAGAATTTTGACGGAGTAGTTTACATGAATGATGGAGACTGGTGTGAAAGTTGCACCGCTTTAGTCGAAACCAAAGCAGGCAATTTCGAAATCATTTACCATTAACCTTTAAAATCTGAATAATGATCATCAGTTTCTGGGTTCTTATATTCACCGCCTTTATGTGATTTGCCTTTGCCATGTAAATACTTGCCAGAATCTTCAGCACGTTTTTTACTGGCAGATGCAATCCATTTTTTAGCAATGATATTTTTAGGAGGTTCTTTAACCCAAGTTGAAATTTTCTTGTAA